AAGAGGGAGTTCTGGACGGCTGGGTTTAAGTGGGAGCAGTACAAGGATGACATCCTCAACACATTCGACAGGGAGCGTGTGGCATTTAATGACCACACCCAAGAGAGTGGCCGGCACCAACCGCTACTGGTCGCGATCGAGGAGGTGGTCAACGACATTGAACTCAGAGAGCTGCTCATCGAGAACTGTCCTTTCCAAGCCAAGTGGTCTGCCGCCATCACACCCAAGGGGGCATTCTTCTGCGAGATAGCCGCGGCTCAGGATTATCTGTTTGATGGTCCGGGCGGCTATGAAGTTAAACCCGGGTGGTGGATGAAGGAGCCTGAAGACTTCCAAGATCAGGTGATGGAATATTGTGGCAACTGCTCTGGCGCTCTACCCATGGATACGCTGAGTGATGGCAGGGGAGGCCGAGACGGTGACGCTCCTGACACGATGACACAAGGCAACTACGACAAGCTGATCGAGATGGACTCACCCAAGGCAGCGCGAGGCATATCCTTATGGTCCCGCAAGCTGACCAAAGAAGATCTACCTGAAGAGTGGAACCCTCGGGCCTTCCGAGACTTTGAAGCTCACAACCCTGATGATGTGGAGATGGCCAGTGGTAGTTAAAGAAACACCCAAGCGTAATTGAGTACATATTGTGGAACTAGGCGCACGAGAATTGATGACCATTGCTACTGTTCTATCCGGGTTGGCTGCGACTTGGGGATTGGTCCGGGGACAAATTGCGCGATTGTTGGAAGACTTAGCAAAGGCCAATGACTTGATTGCTACCCTATACACGAGACTTGATCAAATGGAGTCATCAGATAGTGTACAAAAACATCAAATTTCGGTGATTGCCAGTATGTTGTCGCCAAACCAACGAGAGCAACGAGCAAGAGAGCTAGAGGCTCTGCAGCATAAATTTGAGGCTGTTAGACGCGATACTGACGTTTTACTAGCTGCACATAATGGCTCTCATCCATATGTGAAACCTCCAGTAGGGTGTATAGACCAATGACTGATTGGCATCTTAGCAGGAACTTCACAATTGGTCATGTTCTGGCAGTGATTGGAGTGATCAGTGCGGGGATAATCGCATTTAATACGCTGGAACAAACAGTGGCGAATGATGTCGAGGACTTGCAAGATCATAAAATAGCACAAGCTGCGGACCATATCCAACAAGCTGAAGCAAATCAAAATGATCGTGAGCAAATTAACGAGCTTAAAACGCAGACAGCGGTTATCCAAAACACTATTGAAACCATGCAACGGACACTTCAAGAGAGCAGACAGGATATTAAGGAAATTTTAACGGAAGTGAAACGATGATGACGTTTTCCTGGGGCGAAGGGGTAATACTGATTGTGCTGATTGTTATCTTGATAAACCAGATAAGGTATAAGTAAGATGTTTGCTTGGATCACTATTAGGTTTTGGCCTATAGATAATCAGTTGACCCCGGCATACAATATGTAGTACATAGAAATACCGGACAACCCCAGTAGATAGATGCGGCCCCGGCCACTTGTATATTCTCTAAGGCGGCACCTAGACGAAACCGCTGTGGCCCCGTTGAACCGGACAACCCACTCAAGCTGTAGCTGATAGGCTAACCCACCGGACGGAATCAACCTCTAGTCTGAAAGGAGTTTGGCAATGGCTGAAACAGCTTTCCAAACCCAATACCGACAAGAGTTCATTCATGGGTTCGAGGACAGGCAATCCCGCCTGCGCTCAACCACCGTCACGGAAACCGTCATCAAAGGCAACAAGGCCGTTTTCCTTGTAGCCGACAGTGGCAGTGCTTCGGCACAGACCCGCGGCGTGAATGGTCTCATTCAAGCTCGGGCTGACAATCTCACTCAGAATACGGCGACGTTGAAAGAGTGGCATGATCTAGTCCGCAAAACTGGCTTCAATGTTTTTGCTTCCCAAAGTGATCAGAAGCGGATCATGCAGGAAACAAGCATGGCAGTCATCAACCGTCAGATCGATGATGACATCATCACCGTCCTTGACACCGCCACCAACGATACAGGCACGAGCGCCATCGCTACCTTGGATATGATTGCCAAAAGTAAGACCATCCTCGGCGATAACTTCGCGCCTACTGAAGAGATGGATAACATGTTCGGAGTGATTTCTCCGGGCTTCGATAACTATCTCATGCAGATCCCAGAATATGCATCCGGTGATTACGTTGAGGTTAAACCCTTCAACGGACCAACCCGCATGTTCCATCGCTGGTTCGGCGTAAACTGGATCGTTCATCCGCGTCTTACGGGCTCAGTCGGAGCCGGTGGGGCAGGAACCACTGAACAGTGTTATCTCTATCACCGTAATGCCCTCGGCCATGCCGTGGACAAAGCGACGATGGAATCTCCTGTTGGGTATGACGAAGAGCAAGATTATTCTTGGGCTCGTTGCACCGTCTTCATGGGTTCGGTTCTCCTTCAAAACAGTGGCATTGTCCAGATGAAGCACGATTCATCTGCCTATGCTGCAAGCTAAAGAAAGGATAGCTCATGGCTTATGCACCGATTGGTTCTACTGTCGTTGGTTCTCATCCTTCGATTGGCTTCCAACCCGTCGCGATGGGAAGTACTGGCTTCGGCAACTGGGTGTGGTCTTCGACCTATCTCCAAGCTGAAATCGGCACCTCCGACTTCATCAGCGATGGTCAAGCTATTGGCCTGAAGGTGAATGACGTTATTCATCACACAGGTTCCAGTGGCTTATCCGTTCACCGAGTTACCGCTGTGGGTTCGACGTATGCGTCCCTCTCGCTGGGTAACCTCAGTGCTTCGGCATCGTAATAAGGAGGTAGCAATATGGCTTATGAAACAGGCAACCCACCGCACCTTAGTGGTGATCAGCCGGTCTCTGCACCGCGGACTTGGAAGTACAACTCGACGCACGTTCAAGCCGTGGTCGGTACGTCAGACCACATCTCTAACGGACAGGATATTGGCATGTCCCCGGGTGACACGGTTATCGCCGTTGAAAGCACCTTGGGTACATACAAAACCAGTATGCATTCCGTGACCGTTGTGGCCGCGACCTACACGAGCCTGACGACTGGACTTCTTGTGAGTTCAGCCTCCTAAAGAAATATCCCGAGTATAGGGGTATACATGGGGGGCATCTGTAATGGATGCCCCCTGTTTTCTCAAACAGGAAAGGAACGACAATGGCGACCAAGAACAAGGCACCGCAAAAACAAAAAGCAACACAGCACGAGGCTGCTCAAGCGAAAGCCGAGAGACGCAGAGCATTGCCGGCAGTAGACTTCAGACTGCAGGAAACTGTCCAAGCATCTTTCACTGCGCTGGTTCCCGCCGGCACCACCCGAGAAGAGGTGCTGCGCCCAGACTATTGGAAACATGTATGCAAGCAGATGCCCACCATGTCAGAGCTGACGATCCTACCCAAGGACGGCTCATGGTATGGCAAGTATTTTGTGCGCTATGCTGGACGCCTGACCGCCAACATCGTTGAACTTCAATATATGGAGCTGGAAGCTCTGACCTCAGACGATGTCACCAACAAAGACTTCGATGTGACCTTCTCAACGGTTGATCGCTTCTGTGTTGTCCGCACCGATGATCAGTTCGTTATGAGCAAAGGCCACAATACTGAAACCGATGCAATGGAGTGGATGGCTAACCACTCCCGTTCGTTGGCCGCTTAGATGGCGACGACATCCAAATCGACCCTCTATGACGGAGCCCTCTTTCTGCTCGAGCAGCCGAGCTTGGCCTCCGTCACCGAGGACAAAGAGGCGAGGCATGTCCTTGATCACTTCTATGAGGACAAGGATGCCAAGACCGATTGCCTTGAGATGGGCAACTGGAACTTCGCCACCCGCACCCTCAAGCTGGACTATAACTCAGACATCGATCCAGACTTCGGACTGAAGCGCGCCTTCACCAAACCAACCGACTGGATCAGGACCACTGAGATCTCCAGCGATGAATTCTTCAGCCACCCGATGACCGATCATCAATACAAAGATGAGCAAGGTTACTGGTTTGCTGACATCGATGAGATCTATGTGCGGTTTGTCTCGAACGGATCCTCATACGGATTTGATTTCTCACTGTGGCCCAAGTCATTTGAGGCCATGGTCGAGCATTACCTCGCTTGGAAGATCTCACCTCGGGTCAATACCAAGAAGCTCAAAGATATTGAGAAGGCGTTCAAGGCCGCCCGGAAGAACGCATTGTCAAAAGATGCATTGCAGGAGGGTGTTAAATTTCCCCCAGAGACAGGATGGCAAAGTTCCCGGCGCCAAAGCCGACCCAGCCGTCGAGATGGTGGTTCAAGATCTAGCTTTACGGGGTAAGCCATGGGCGAAGAGAATGCACCACTAGCAACATTCAACCGAGGCATTGTTGATGACCGAGCTGTTGGCCGGCAAGACATCAAACGCATTGCCTTGGCAGCGACCACCCAGACCAACTGGATGCCCCGTGCGTTAGGGGCAATGTCTTTGCGTCCGGGTCTCGAGAAGATCACCGAGAGCTATAACTCACAGCGCGCCAAACACATCCCCTTCATCTTTGCCTTTGATGACCAAGCCATGATCGAAGTATCAGGTGGTGTCATGCGGGTGCTGAATGGCGACATCCCGATCACGCGGCCGCTGAACGGCACCTCGATCGCCAATGGAACTTTCGAGACGGACCTCACATCATGGACCGACAATGATGAGAGCGGAGCCACCTCATCCCAGAAGACCGTTGATGGCAGAGGTGTGATGTCATTGGTTGGTACGAGATTTAATGCGGCCAGAAGAGACCAGGAAGTTTTCGTGACGGATGGTCAGTCTTCCCCTGGCAAAGTAAAGGTGGGTGAGCCTATTCTGTATGACCGTGAAAGCCGTGTCACCGCATCCGAGCCCACAATAAAGATGACGCAAGGCCCGAAGGCCGGCATCCATCAACATGCCATCCGGGTTGCCGTCTACCGCGGCCCAGTGGTGATGTCGATCGGCTCATCTCAGGGTGGCGTGGATTACATCTCTGAGAGTACGCTGGCGACCGGCGTTCACTCCATTGCCTTCACACCAAGGGGTAATTTCTTTGTGCGCTTCGCCAACAGCCTCGAGATCGATGTGCTGGTTGAACAGGTGACCATTGAGGATCCGGGTGAGCTGACGCTGCCTTCACCTTACAAGGAAGCTGACCTCGACAATCTGAGGTGGGAGCAATCAGGTAACGCCATCTTCTTGGCCTGTGATGGCTACCAGCAATATAAGATCGAGCGCCGGGGCTCAGTGAGCTGGGGTCTGGTCAAATATCTAACGACCGATGGTCCTTTCCGGGTGATCAACGTCTCATCAACAACCATCACATCCGATGCCTTGGGCGGCGAGTGTGCCCTCACGGCATCCCATACGCTGTTTAACCCATCTCACGTTGGCGCGTTGTTCCGTATGCGATCTGTGGGCCAGACGGTGACGGCTGTAATCACGGGTGAAGGTGAGTGGACTGACGGCATTCGTGTGGTTGGTGTGGATAACTCCCGTATCTTTAAACTCTCACTGTCTGGCTTGTCAGGCACATCGAGTACAGCAACCCTCCAGCGGTCAATTGATGATGAGAGCTCGTGGACAGATGTGTCAACATATACGACAAATCAGAGCTCGGTTAATTATGATGACAGCCTCGATAATTCAATAACCTTCTACCGACTTGGTGTTGATACCGGCGACTATACTGCTGGAGAGCCACCAGGGACCACCATCACCGCAACGCTGGTCTACTCCGGTGGCGGCATCACGGGTGTGGTTCGCGTTCACACCTTCACCTCTGGGACTTCAGTGGATGGATCTGTTGTTGTGCGCTTGGGCTCTACCACCTCAACCTCTGAGTGGTATGAGGGTGTGTGGTCAGACTTCAGGGGTTGGCCAACTGCTGTTACGGGCTATGAGGCGAGGATGTGGTGGTTCGGTCGAGATTGGATCATTGGATCCGTGACTGACAGCTTTCACAGCTTTGATGATGAACTCGAGGGAGACAACGCGCCTCTGGTCAGGACGCTGGGGCAAGGTCCGGTTGATGTGATCAACTGGGGTTTAGGACTGCAACGTCTGATCGTTGGTATCCCTTCTGCTGAGATCTCAGTCCGG